TTCTGGGTAAACCCTACCGTTAGCGTTTTTGATTCCATATTTTTGGAAAACAGCACTAACAATAAATTTATCAGGAATAACAAATTCCTTGTGGTGTTCAATATCTTCCTTAATCTGGGCAACCATATCGCGGTTTCCGATAACATGACCGTCGTGTTCAATCAACAAGCCAGTACCAGTCTCGCCTTTCTTAACCTCAGTGAGATTACCACGTTTGTCGCCATATTTTCTCAATAAATCTTGTGTTATATACATAACTTTAAATAATCTATTCTTATAGTTTTATTAGAATTTACTTACACCATTTAAATGGTTATTTCTAACATTTCTATAATAATTTCCAATATTACCACCCCTATTCATCATATCTTGTGATAATTGAGGATTTTTTTCATCAGCATATCCTAAATCATTAGCAGTACTCATCACATCGTAACCATATCCAATATTATTAGTGGTACGTCCGTCTGGGAATTTTTTATCGGTTTGCTGTGTTGCATAATTTCTTGTATCACATGCAGCACAGTAATTCCCTTGGTTTGATTGTCTGCCTTGTAATCTACCAAGCATATATTGACCCTTCGGGGTATTACCTATCTCATTAATAACTTCCATTACCATTCTAGTAATATCACTTTCCGTAAGTTTAACAATTTTCTTCATGCTCTTAATAACAATATTTCACAATTATTTAATAATAAATAGTAATAACATAAAAAAAGTACGCATTTTGTTGCGTACTTGATTGATTACTTTATAATTTCAAAACCTACTTTGCTGCATTCGGTGTTTATAATCCGATTTATCTTGGTTGTTATGTCTAATATGTTTGGTTTATATCTATCCAATGGTTCCTTAGTGTTTGGTTTTACATAAACTTGGTATTTGAATCTGAATGGTTTACTATACAGAATACCTTTTTCGGTGAAATCACAAGTAAAAATATAATGATTGTTTATCCAGTCAAAAGTTTCGAACACATTATTAACCTGTTTGATTGTATTCTCTTTTAATTGTTTGGAATCCTCCTTGTAGTCTTTTTTCTTTTCAATGGGTTTTATTTTACCTCTGACATTAATTGAAATTATGTCACATTCCTTTTCATTTAGACTGCCATATGTCATTATGGTTCCGTCATTTATATTTTCTTTATATTCATTGGTTAATACTTTACTAGTCATTTTCAATTGATTATATTTTTATTCATGCTGGGAATACCCAGTCTATATATAATATACAAAATTTTTTTAATTTAACTTAATTTAAGTTAAAAAAAAGCACCATATTTCTATGGTGCTCGTAGTATTACATCGTAATTGTTCTTCTCCTTAACCTTCAATTTCGTTTTTGATTTCAATGAACTCGGCAATATCCGTCAAGGCTGTTTTTGATTCGAAAACTTTGGAATTTACTTTATTAAGGATTTCATTCCAAGACTCAACATCCTTACCTTCCTTGATTTGTTCATTGACCAATGAGGTTACTTCTGTTTTGTATTTGTTGAATAATTTTTTAGCTTTCAATGGGTCATTGACTTCCATGATTAATTTAATCTCATCGTCATTAAGTTCATTTTCATGTTTTTTAACAACTTCGTTAATCCGTTCATCGTACAATTCGTCGATGTTTTTGGATTCGATTAACATTACATTGTTTTCGGTAACATATTCGCATAGGCGTTTCTGGATATCGTTATACTTGTTAATGTTTTTGAAATCCTTATTGTGAAGGATTAAGTATTCAATATTCTCAAAAAGCTCTATCTCACTGTCATCAACGCTAATGTTTTCATTCAAATTATATTCTTTGAATAAATTAATAAGTTTTTCATTATTCTCGCGAATAGTTTTCTTTGAATAACGGGTAATTAGGGACATTGCCTCGTTTACGTATTCACTTGGATTCTCAACGTTAGTTGGATTAGTGAAAGCATTGTATGCATTAAACTCGTCACTCAAAACCTTATTCTCACGAATAAGACCCATAATTTTCTTTAATTTTCTCTGGCTTGATTTATCCCTCAACAAATTCCTGGTGTTTGATTCGAAAATCTTGTAAATTACACCAAAGTTTCTATTCCCACCATATTTTAAAGAAATTTTGCCTTCAGCTGTGTTAGCACGGCTGTTAGCCTCAGTTAAAAAACTACCAGCTTCTTGATAAGCTTTATAAGCAGATGAAATTTCCCCATTTTCATAATGCTTCAAAGCCTCATTCAACAATTTAATGCCTTTTTCGATGTTTATACTGATTTCGTTAGTCATGACTTTACTAGTTTAATATGTATATAAATATTATACTTTTATTTTTTTTCGTTAATATGTTTACCCAATCCTTTTGCTATTGAATTTAATTCTTCGTTAATCAAAAAGTTCTTGGTATATAAAGGGACATTCAATTCTTTTTCCTCTTGAAGTTTTGATTCGTTAATTTTATTAAGCAATAAATTCTGATATTGTTTTGTCTTTTCCATTAATTTTTGATTCAATTCTTTTTTCTCATTAATGGTTTTCTGCATTAAACGATTGAAAAACGCCTCATTTAACGGTTCACTTGCATTATCAGCACCACTATCTGCTTCCTCTGAGGCTGCGGCATCATCCATTGACATGTCGCCCTCTGCTCCTGGCATTTCACCGCCCATGTCATCACCCATGTCATCACCCATGTCTAAACCGCCAGCCATACCACCCCCTGGGGCAGCACCGCCTCCCATAGCATCTTCTTGACCCTGACCTCCAGCATTGTTACCATATTCTGCACCTGGTTCACCGTAAAGGTTATCAACTTTGTCAAATAATCCAGTACGTTTGATAATACTAGCGGTTTTTTCAAGTTCAGCAGCCAAAGCTTTTTCAAGTCTAAGTTCTTCAAGGTTATCACTAATCTGTTTGTCACTCCAGCCAAGAATTTCTTTCTGGGCGCGTGTAACTGAGTACAATGGCAATCCACCACCTGGGTCAGCTACTGCACTCTTAGCCATTTCGATTTTCTTGCTCAAATTATCAAGTTCCATCATTTCAGCCTGTGATGAAGGATTGTTCATTGTGAGACTGAAATTGGTAAGGTCGTCTTCAAATCCAAGCAAGTACAAATGGATAATACACACCTTAGTAAGTTCCATTAGCATCATTTGTTGCACCCTATTTACGGTTTTGGTAAATCGTACATCAAGTAATGAGAGGTTTTTACCATCACCAGTTGTATCTTCAAAATTCAAGAATGATTTCGGAACTCTAAGTGCTGTACAAAGTTTATTCTGAACAAACTTAATGTCATCCATAGCGGTAAGGTTGTTACCAGCAGCTAGGTTATCGATAGAAGTTGGGTCATTGGCATCGCGGATTGGCAAGAAATAGTCATCCATTTGTGACATGATATTTCTTCTCAAGTCCAATTGACCAGTTAATGGGTCAATAATTGGTGTTCTTTTAAATTGGTTTGCCACTTCATCCATAAATGCTGGTACATCCTGTTCGTCAATACCACCCACATTTACCTTATAAATGCGCCTTTCAACAGAACGTTCAAGACGATACATAAGCATCATGTCTTCCATCATTGACAACATGCGCCAGTGACGACGGGCTTTATTTAAAGCACTTACACCATATGGTAGATATAATGAGTCATAAAGTAGTCTAAAATGTGCAATCTGCCAATTTCTGTAAGGGGTAAATTCGTTTTTGCCAACCCAAACAAATTTTGTTGAATCTGGAGAATCCACATCAATATTGGCAACATTAGCAAAGCCCGAACTATATGGGTTATCCATACCGTTTTCAAAGCGCTGCATTTCATATACTGGAAGTTGTTTCCAGCCAATAACACCATTATCCTCGGTTACATTGAGAAGCATGAAAGTATTACCGTACTTAACGGTGCTTCTGGTAATCATTGGAAACATGATATTGGCTGACAATCTATTGTAGATAAGGTCTTCAAGAATTGATTTGATACGTTCAGATTTTGATGTGACATTAATCATCATGCCATCTGGTTTGGCATACGTGGCTTCTTCCATGTAAATGTCAAGGGCTGCACCAATTTCTGGAAACAAGTCCATCATATCGGCTTCCCTGTACATCATCTGAACCTCAGTCATATTGGCTAATGCGTTATTTTGAGTCTCATATTGAGCTCTTTTCCATTGTTTAGCCAATAACCTCTCTTGTCTTAATTGTGCAAGTTTTTGTGTATAGTCTTCTTTAGACCTTGTTGAATATATTACGTCATTATTACCAAGTCCAGCGTAACTATGTACGTTTCGTGTGTAGTTAGTTGAAGTTGGTGTGGGAACTGAGGTGTTCCCACCGAATGCTTTATTTAATCTTTGAAATACTGTTGGCATTTTATTAATGTATTATATTATATAAATATAATGTATTTTAAACTAATAATCAATTCTTTTTCCTGAAACCCGCCAGCATCATCATAGCAACCATTTGTTTTTGTCTCTGTCTTTCTATGTTGCCACTTGTATAAAATGGCATTGGTCTGGTATTTGATATTGGGGTGTCATTATCAATTACGAGCGGTTTATTATCCCTTCCCATATTATTAACCCTAAATGAAGTTAATATGGTTTTAGTCATTGACTTATCTTTATCATTTTTAATAACATAAAACTGAATCACAAATAATGTCATTGCTAAACAAGTTAGACTATCATCATGGCAACCATCCATATGGTCAGGTCTTCCGTTCTTCCAAATCCAGGTATCCATTTCAGTAATAACACGGGTACTTCTAACTCTGAAAGCGTTTTCTTTCAACATAGCCACAAAATTACCAATCATTTGTACACGTACCGCATTGGTTCTGAAGCCAGGCAGTTTATCGCCAGGTTTAAGGTTGAACGTTGAATAAGCCTTTTCAACTGTATAGGTTTTTAATCCTGGGTCATCATAATATATGTTCTTATACCTCTTAGCCATTAATGTTAATATAATGGCATCGCCATAACCACCGATACATTCAACTACAACCAGTGCGTTATTAAATGCTGTGGCATAGTTATATACCATTTCTCCAATTTCATCGCCAGTACGTTTACCATAGTATTCCAGTACTTGGTCAAAATACGGCATACCCGTTTCTTCATCTATTGCATCGATATCAATAATTTCAATGGCTGTTCTATCTTCAGCGGAACCTGATGAAGCATCCACACCCAATACATATCTATGCCCTGGTATTGGGTCTTTCCAAATCCAAGTTTCCTTAACAAACGGGTCCCATAAATCCCAATTTTCAAGTTTGGTTATATCAACCACATTTTGTTTTAAATGTGCTTCAATTACATTAACTGGTATAACGTTGTCAGATGAACCCAAGAATGATACATCCAACTCTTGTGCAATTTTTTGCTCATCGTTATTGAATGATTTGCACATCTTGTTATACCAAGGGCTTTCTGGTAGCCATCCTTCACGTTCAAGTCTACGCCATCTTTCTTCATCATAAGGTATTTCACCATTAGGGCCAATAACTGGGTCAATATCCCATTCAATCTCACCAGTCTTTTCATTTTTACGTGACCATTTAAGATTTCTTTGATAACGTAAATCTTGGAACCATTTGAATTCAACAGCATTATAGTTATTTTTGTGACTTAATGCTTGTTCATAGGTTCTATAATAAAGCTGGTCTTTACCGTTTGGGGTAGAAACCATGATAATTTTAGCGTGTTTAACTGATGCGGTGGCAGCAACAGCCTGTGAATAAACAGCAGGGCCGTTCTCAATGAATGCCGCCTCGTCAAATATCAGAATAGAAACAGCCGAAATACCACGAGCTGCATTAGGACCCGATGAACGGGCATATACTTTACATCCGTTAAATAATTCAATTTTATCTTTATTTCTGGTTTTAAAGATAGACCTTGTGTTTTTTTCACTATTAGGGTCTGGTGACCAGAAATCACTGCCCCACATCCATCTGGGAACCTGCCCAATAAAATAACTAAGCTTTTCTAATAATTGTTCAGAGATATCCAATTTATTACCAATACACAATATAGTTTCTGGAGCATCTTTTGGTGCGAACACACACTGAGCAGTAGCCCATGCAGCCGATACTGTGGTGATACCAGCCTGACGGTGTTTGATAGCGATTGTATTATCATTTGCGCATATGCTTTTCAAAAATTCATGTTGTCTTGGAAATACCTTAAATGGAACTTCATGCCCTTCATCGGCACTAAAAGTTGATAAATAGTGTTCAATAAAGTATTTTCTTGTTTTGTCATTGTAGCACTTGATATATTCATCTCTAAAATTAAACGCCATAATCCATTGTTTTTATCAATTATTGAAATTTTGCAAAATTTATATAAATAGTGCTAACTAACAAAAAGTTATTAATTTTGCTCAATTTCTTTCAAAAGTTCCTCAGGAGAATATTCGGCGTTATCGTTAATAGAGTATTTAGAATTTTTAGCTTGAACAAAGTTGTCGAAATCATCTACCTCTTTGTTATATTGAATAGTATCAATCAGTTCTTTTGTCATTGCCAACCCCTTCCTGGTTTGTTTAAAGGCGTTTTGCAAATAGTTATTAAAGACTTCTGGCTGTAATCTTGAAATCTCCATGATAATGAAGTTTGAACCAATTTCATCCAAATTTCCTCCGCATTTTTCTATATCCGACATAAGTATGCTCCATAAAGATAAACCCAATCTTAAATCCCAGTTCTCAGCCAATCTGTAATCA